TGGTAAGCAGTGCACTTTCACGGCTGACCAGTCCAAAGACGCCCTTTGCTTCCATCGTCCCTGCGCGCAAGTAAGGGTCTTCTGTTAAGGTGACGTTTTGAGAAGTGTCGGCTATTGTTATTGTATTGGTTGTACCTCTGATAGTACCGCCCGGACTGTCCCTGAATCGAACCGTAAAAGTCTCAGAACCTTCGGTTGTCTGATCAGCAGTAGTAGTTACTGTAAAGCTACCGTTTCCACTAGAGTTTGTAGAAACAATACCGCTACTAGAAGAGAAGTCTGCAGAGGCAGTAGTTCCGTTAACTATTTCCCAGAAGTAAGTACTGCTAGGTACTCCTCCAATACTGACGGTTATAGAAGCCCCCTCATTCATACTGGTAGAAGAGGGACTAATAGAATAGCTTGTAGTTGAAGTATCAGATATCGTTACAGTAGGACTGGTAGCTACGACAGTACCACTAGCACTACCACTTCTCATTTCTAGTTGATAAGTTTCAGAACCCTCTGTTAGATTGTCGGCTGTGTGGCCCACAAACCAAGTCCCAGTTCCATCTGCAGCCATCGTGATACTGCCAGAACTGCCTAGACTAAAATCAGCAGAAGTAGTTGTTATATGGTTTACTGTAATATAATAAGTGGTGTTAGGGTTTCCAACGGCACTATAAGATAGATTGAGGCCACCCTCTTGGGTAGTAGTGCTTGAGGGCGTTAAGCTAAAGTTAGTTAAGGAAGTGTCCTGTATTATTATATCAGCAGTCTGAGCCAAAGTAGGATCTGAAAGGGTCTCTTTTAACATAAAGTAAAAGGTTTCAGAACCCTCTGTTAGTGTATCTGCAACAGTATCTAGTTGAAACGTAGCGTCCCCATTGGCGTCTGTAGTAAAAGAATCAAATCCTTGGTAGGCTCCACCGCCAGTTATAGCCCAGTCAAAAGAACCTGTAGGCAGGTAAGTTCCTTGCAAATAATAGTATGTTTGGCTAGCCTTTCCAACAACAGTAAATGTTACTGTAACCCCTTCGTTAGGAATTGTGGTTGAAGGAGTTATTGAGTAAGGAACACTAGCGCTATACCACTCGCTAAATGACATTTCAGATTGACTAGCTTTACTAATCATTCTTCTAATGTCTGTGTCGTTGATAGTGACTTCAGTACCAGTACCACCGCCTACTTCAACGTGCATCTCGTTTAAGCTTATCTCACCACTAGATGGAAGAGCCATTTTTCAGTTCCTCAACTTCAGCTTTTAGTTCTTTCACTGATTCAATAAGGATCGCAATAACTCCGTTATAATCTACAACTAAGTGTTCTTCATCTGTTTGCAGGTCTTTTGTAGTTCCAACAGCTTCAGGTAGTACTTTTTGCACTTGCTGTGCTATAACACCTACACCAGATTTGCCGTCACGTTTCCAGTTAAAGGTAACACCGTCCAACTGTTCTAAACTATCTAAGCCGCTAACAACTTCTATGTTTTCTTTCAGACGTTCATCTGAGGCTATAGTAGAAGAGTATGCAGTTATGTTATTGTTACAGAGAAGAGCGCCACCATCACTAAACCTAAAGTCTTCATCCCCATCAAAGTGTATAGATAGTCTACTATTAGTATCATCGAAATAGGCATAGTCTGAGCTGTTTGCATCAGATCTCCAATAGGGTGCATTTACATAAGCACTAACGTGAGCGTTTTTCCACTTGTTAGAATCCGTACCCAAGTCATCAGTATCATTAGTTAATGGGACAATATCTCCATTACTATCATAATTGACTAGGCGATACCAAGCAGACGCATGAGAGAAGTAAGCTGCTCCTGTGCCGTGAACGTGTGCAAACATGCCATGATAAGTAGAAGCAGCAGGTAGATCACCTATGTTACTATATACGTTTGCATACAGTAATTTACTAGCACCAAGATCTACATCACCAGTACTAGCATCCTTAGTAACTAAATCTTCTGCAGAAGGGGAGACAAATACAACAGAGTCTCCACTTAAGTTTAGCAGAGACCCTGTACTACTTTCTACAAGATTTCTAGTTAAAGTTAAACTAGGTGTAGTAAAAGTACCATAGCCTATCTCAAAACTAGTGCCATCTTCTATGACGTAACGAACAACATCAGAGTTAGCTATACCACCACTGCCAAAATCTTGGAAGCCATCTTCGGCACTTACCAAGGTTATGGTTCCAGTTCCAGTAGTGCTACAAGCAACCTTTATTCTATTGCCGAGCTTATACGCAGCCATTTAAGCCTCTATGTTAGTTGGATAACACCGTTTGATGCATCGAAGTCAACAGTAAAGCTGTCGCCATCGTTTAGGGTAATTGATGATCCATAGTCATAATAACCAATCAAAGGATCTGCAGGAGAAGTAGGTGTGTCATTGAATAGATATACATATCTGAAAGGTCCAGTTGAGCCGCCAGTAGATGTTAATGTAATATCTGCTAACACTAACTTATATGTACCAGAAGCTTGCGTAGAAGATGAGGTTGTCACGTTTCTCGAAGATAGGTTAGTATAAGTTATTTCAGTTACATTAGCTAAAACTCCATTGTTGTCTGCACTGGGGTCTGAACTCTCAGATCCAGGGGCTGTGTTAGATAATGCAACAACGATCTGATCTGAAGCCAGATCCATATCGTGGACTACGTTTACAACGAAGTCATTTACTTTATTAAAAGTTGCCATTAGTTTTCACTCACTTTTTTAGGTGGTAGCTCTGCATTTGCTAACAGAGCGTTTACAATATCGTCCTGATCGGACAAGTCGATGTTTGCACCATTGAGGTTTCGTAGGTAAGAACCTAGTTCACGCAAGTCATGTGGTGCTACATCACCTGCACATATCTTCGGCATAAGGTCAAAGTTAAGACCGTTCATATGCCAAAGGGGTTCGACTAACTGCTTGTTCAATACATCAAAGATAGAGTTTATATAACTCTCCATAGACCGTAGGAATAAGTCAGTCTTAGATTTAGACAAGGCGTAGGAACCATTTGCCCCTCCACCTAACATTAAGAACTCTGCCATTACACTTCTAGCTATATCATGCTGATAGCGAGAGATAATAGGATCTATATTTATATTTCTAGAACCATTGGATGTGATAAGTTCAACGTCCACGATTCTCTGATTTGTTGGTTTACCGTCCGCATCTCTGTATACATCAGAGGGGAGAAGTGCGTATCCTTGCTCATTAAACTTGAGATCACGAAGGATTTTCTCCATTTGTGATCGAACTGACGCTTGGTCGGTTGTAGCGTCTGGTGACAAGTATTCTGCTGCAATTCTACCGACAGGTACGCCATGTAATTCCCTCTCTACTGCTACGGCTTCTATGTTTTGTAGGCTTTTAAGATACTGGTAAGAAGTGTATGCATTGCGTAGGATAGAGCGTCCAGATGGGTCATTGTTAGTGTTGGTCGTCTTGTAATGCAAGATCTTATTTGCAGGTATGAAGACAGATTTAATTCCGTAGTTCTGCTCTTGCCTGACGCCCAAGACATCTCCTGTTGTCTTATCCACATCAAATTTCTCAACGGTCCACTGCGCCCTAGACGCAAGTTTGCGTACTCCAATTCTCCCATCGGAAAACCTAGAGTACTTCTTACCTGACCGAGAGCTTGGTCCACGCCTACGTTTGTAGACAACTTCGAATATTGAGAAACCAAAGGTTAAATGCGACAACGCTTCAGAGATATGATCGTCTAAGGTGTGATCCATGTCACCTAAAACACTCTTAACGAAGTCAGCCTCCTTTTTAGCTGCATCCGTATCGTTTGCGGGTTCGACATAATAATCTACGTCACGCAGGACTTGTTCAGTAGCATACATGATAGAGCCAATAGTAGTGTCATTATCACGCATTTCACGATATTTACGGATAGCCCTTTTACCTTTTAAATCAGGTAAGAACTCATCCGCTCGAATTGTTCCGTCTTTTGTGTTAGAACCGCCTTGACCTAGCTCTAACTTGCCCAACTCTTCGCTTAGTTTTTTCATCGGTTAACCTAAATATACTTCGTTAAGACCCTTTGCGGAAGCGTAAGAGAGGCGAACTGTAGGGTTGTTCACACCATTAAGCATTAAGTCCGTTAATGCCCATACACATGCGTCTAGTCTGTCGGGAGATCCAATGGAACCTAGAGGCTCCCATGTTCTCATTTGCGTTTCCAGTTCATCAAGGCCCTTAACGTGTTTAACACGGCCTCTTTCGTAGAGTGCAGATATAGGTTCAGCCCTAGCCATTTTTCCTCGACTAGCGTGTACAAGCCTGATAGGAACGGTTTCGCTTTCTGCTTCAAGCGTTCTGCGAACCATTTCACCGCCTTGATTGCGTTCTGCAACAATACGATCAGCACTATAGTCACTATATAACGATACAGCTTTCGCAGCCCATTCTGCAGGAGTGTACCTATTGGTGGCATCTTCAAGGACATATCCTACTCCGTTTACATCTATACCTGCAACAACTAAACCTGTCATATCTGACTCTATGTTTGCAGTCACAGCAGGGTCTATTGCAACTACAATCCTGTTTAGTTCTGGTATATCTTTCTTCTCTACAAGACAACTATCTAGTATTTCAGTTGTCCAAAGCGCTCCATCCGCTTCTTCTAATACTTCGGCATAAAGCTCCTGTCTACCTAGACGAGTTCCTTCATACTCTTTTCTTACAGTATCTAAGAACGGTTTCGCTAAATTGTCTATGTTATCAAAGGTTGAACCACTTGTAACATGACTATCATTAGACTTTATAAGTGTTCTCATCAACTTAGTCGGTCTAGGAGTAGTAGTTACCATTACTCTTGGCTTTCTACCTAGTCGCAGGGTAAACTGCAACATATCCCAAACGTCTTGCTGATTTCTCCAAGCAGCTACTTCGTCTGCCCAAGCAGCGTGAAACTGTGGTCCCCTAAGTCTCTCTGGGTCTTCGGCTGAGTAGAACTCTACTTTTGCGCCATTTTCCCACGTTAAAGTCCTGTTTGTAGGAGACCAGTTAGGAAAACCGAGGTCTGCGCCACGGTAAGTTTTGTCGCCCTTCCAACAGGTATTTAGGAAGCCTGACTCCCCTTCTACCATAACCCTTCTAATATCAGAGTTTGTTGGAGCAACAGCAGCAATCCTTCTCTTTCCAGATTTGACCTGATGCCTAACCCATTCAACACCTGCTCTGGTTTTACCCCAACCTCGACCTGCTAGGGCTATCCATATGTTCCAATCACCTTCAGGTTCTAATTGCTCTGGTCTTGCCCAGAACTCCCATGTGTGTTGTAGCTCTTGTGTCTTCTTAGGACCTAAAGTCTCTAATACACTTTGTAGCTTCGCAGGGGATAAACTTCTCAGTTCACTCGCTGTTATTTTCTTCATCGGATGTTTTGCCTAGCAGTGTCATAAGCGTATCAATAGCACTCTCATCCATGTCTGGATCTTCTGTCTGCTCAACCTCATTGATAGTTTGAGTGGGTGACCACCCTCCTTTAGATCTGAGGAAAAACTCTGCAGCTTTAAAATCGCCATCTAGAGCTTGCTGCACAACAACAGAACCTACTTGACCTACAATACTTGCTCTCTCTTCGGCAATTGTTTCACCGTAGAGTTTATACAACGTAGATGTAGACGCAGGTGCATATTGATACTTCTGTATTGATCCCATGATGTCTTTAACAGATACACCATTACGGATACCTTCTCGTACCTTCTTTGCGATTACTTCACTATATTTCAATGCTAAATTTTGATCCATGATAATAAAATTCCCAAGTGCATCGGCATGACTATTCTCTTAATAAACAACAAGAAATCGACAGGTATGCCGTAAAGATTTGTCATGGTTGACTTGGGAAAACCCTTCTTAAGTATAATACTTAAGTTTATGGGATATAATATAATAATTATATATCCCATTTCTATAGTAGAATACTTAAGTATGTCTGTTACTCTATATATACAGGCTTTTTTTGTTGTTTCAAACACACACTAGGAAACTTTTTTACAAGCCATTGTATTTAAACGAATCTTTTTTCTTGACAAATATTTTGTTTTCGGACATGGGGTCGGTTGCGCCCCCGGCTGATTCGATTCGGTATTTTCTGGAGGGTCCCACCCTTGTCAACCCCCTAACGAGAAAAAAAGTAACGACTATGGTAAAAATACAACAGTTTATAAGAAAGTTCTTGACAAACAAATAAAATACTTGCGCTCGGAGGGCGAATCGCCAAGCTTCCCCATGTCACGTTTAAAGCTTAAGTTTAATCAAGAGTAAATAAACGCTTGTATAGTACACAATATAAACCATTGAGCATAAAAGAAAAAAGACGACTCCGAAGAGTCGCCAAGTTGGGGAGTCTATCCCTAGGAAAAAATCATGCATATTGGGGAACATCTTTAACAAAACCCGTAGAGTCTTTTATGGCCGTATTTCCTTTACATGATAGGCCGCCATAGACTCCGATAGGGTCGAGAAATCGTAGGTCATGCTTATCGCAATCAATAACGGGCCGTCCGTTATAATGAATCGGTTTAGGTTGTGTTTTATTTATTCTAAAGACAACAATACAATTTAATCCATTACTAAAAGCTTGCTCTATTTGTTGTTGTGTTGAGTCTTCACTTACTGAATAACACAAGTAATAGTTTGATAAATGACTAACGTCACGATTGGAGTCTTTAGTATAATCATAAATAACTAGATCATGATTATCGTTAAACAATTGGGGCCATAAAGACTCAAATTTTAAATCACTTGTTCCATTAGGTCGCAACACTGGAGTCGCACCAAGTTTAAACGCTTTACGCTTAAGGGAGTCTATTTCTCTTTGTGCTTTTGCTTTAAATTGGTCTCTATACTTAAACCAAATAATAGAGCGTATGACTCTAGCTACATGCACCGTATGACTACCATTATTGATCATATGTCTTTGTCCATGTCCCGACTCATTTAGGCAATTAGTGCCGCAACCAATCGTTGCTCTAGAACAAGTATTGAATAGAGAAGCCCAAGAGGGAGCAAGGTGGATAATATTAACTAAGAATTTTTCGTCTGTATCTGGTGATTTCTCAACTTTTGGATTAGTGCTTAATATATTGGGCAATTTATCCCATATTAAAGTATTGTTTGGTCGTAATGCAGCTCGAATTTTAGCGTTTGCATGATCTCTCACTAATTGCCAAAATGGTGAATTATAATGCTCTTTTAACACTTGGCTATTGTTTTTCGGGAATTGATTAATTAACATTTTATCACTTTCAATTGTTGTACACTTTTGTCATTATATAAACTTATTAAAATATCTTGTAGATATGTTGATTGATAACCAATAGCAGCGGACAACCTCCAGTTATCATTTCTTTTGATCCATACTTCAAACATTATAAGCCCCTATTTTGTAGCCATAAAATCAAATCAACGATAGCAGCCGCCAAAGCAGCTACCAAAATAAAACCCATTGTGAAAATTAGAATACCCATTTTAAATTAATCCTTTCGGTTTTAAAGTATGATCTATATTTTTGGCAATTCTAGCCATTTTACGACTCATCTCATCATACCTATGCATGAGAATCGTTGACTCAGAGATAACCTGTTCAATAACTTTTTCGCTAATCTCTAATTTTTCCAAGGTTTCAATTAAAGTTTTAATTTCTTCAAAGTAACACTTGATAAAAAATTTATCCTTATTAGTAGGCATTTTGATTCTTTCCTAAGTTTTTATTGTCTATGAATAACTTGTACTATGATTCGGTAAAAAGAGTCAAGTATACCTTGAGAAGCCCTAAGAAGCCCGTACAGAGCCGAAAGGGGTTTTATTAAGTCTATATCAAAAAAAGTGATTCGCCCTACTCAGTGACGCTTACATTGAGTATTCGATACTCAAAATGCCCAAAATGTCGGTTTTATTACATAAAATGACGTATTTAGACCTGGGACTGTTTACGACATGTCAAGTAAAAAAATGTCGCAAATAGAACATTTTGTAGGTATGCAATAAATGCATAGCAGCTATGCAAAAAGTGGTCTTGACGTACAGAGACTCGAATCTTGCAAAATCGAATCATGAGCTATGCAAAAAATAAATATCAGATATGCAATTTATGCAATGCTATAAGCTTAAAAAACGAATCAGGAACGAATCATGTACGAGAAAACGAATCAGAAACGAATCATGAAACTAGAACGAATCAGAAACGAATCATCAACAAAGAACGAATCAGGAACCCCTTCCTCCATTACTCACACAAGTTGAAAAAAAATTATTTTGTTGACCCCACCAGTGGAAATAAGGACCCCCACCAGTGGAAATATGAGTCACCCTCCATTACTCATACAAGTTGAAAATTATTTTGTTGACCCCCTCAGTGGAAATTGGTACAAACGATTCGAACAACGGAGAAATGAAATGGAAAACACAATAAAGACATGTGACTTCTGCGAGGGATCAATGATGCACAATGACAGTGTACATACAGAGTGTGGAGTTATACTTTGTGAAGATTGCGCTGATGAGAGTGTTGTCTATCAAGATGTAGGCGATGAGTATTTAATAATCTTAAGGAAAGACTAATGAGACTATATGCAAATAAATTAGGCGAGTGGGTAGGAACTCAAGCCGAAGCAAAAAAGATCGGAGCCTCGATGGTTGAGGTTCCTACTGACAAACCCAACCTATTGAAATGGCTTAATGATTTTACAGGCCACATAGATACGGCTGCAAAAGAAATAGTAGAGGAAAAGCAGGTAACGACTCCAAAATATAATCACCCTTGGACAACGATAAAAGAGTGTGCAGAGAAAGCATCCCTCAAAGATTTAGGTGTTGCTTTTAATGTTATGATCTGCAGAATGGACGAGATAGCAGATAGAGAGAAGAGTAATGACCGATGACTAAATTTTTTGGGTACAAAAACAACAGCATGGAGGGTGCTATGAAAAATCATAATCAAGATAAATATGTAATTAGTCTATACGACTATACAGGCGAAGCTTTAAAGCCTTGGGCTGAGGCAGGGTATCAGTGCCATGCCTTTGATATTCAACACGAAAACAAGGTAACTGAAACATTCGAGAGTGGAGGCACGATCAAGTATAGGTATGCTGACTTGCACGATAATCGTACCCTTAATGACATACACGCTTTCTTTTCTAATAAGGAGGTCACATTCGCTATGGCCTTCCCTGTATGTACTCACTTATCTGTCAGCGGGGCTGCCCACTTTGCAAAAAAGCGTGAAGCTAATCCCAGTTTTCAAGATGAGGCTGCAAGTTATGCCGTATGGTGTGCGAGATTGTTTAACACATTGGGTTGTCCATACTTTATAGAAAACCCTGTTAGTGTGCTGTCTACTCTATGGCGTAAACCTGACTACAGCTTCCACCCATACGAGTATGGCGGCTACATTGACCCCGAACAAGCGGAGCATCCCAAGTGGCCTGACTACATTGCACCTATGGATGCATACCCCAAGAAGACTTGCCTTTGGACAGGTGGTGGCTTTACTATGCCTGACAAGTCACCAGTGGAACCTGAGACAGGACATAGCCGACAGCACTTGAAGCTTGGCGGTAAATCTATGAAGACTAAAAACATACGCAGCGCAACGCCTCGTGGCTTTGCTCAAGCGGTGTTCAATGCTAACTGTGCAACCATGCAATCCCTGCGATATAGCAATCCAATTTGTGAAGCATTGGGAGAAAGGTTGTAATAATGCTTGACTTAATTAAACGAATCATTCATAACCCTATCAGTGGAAATAAGGAGATTAATATGACACTGAAAACTGATCTAGTAGAAGCAAAACTTCGTAGTAAACAAGGCAGATACTTTCGTATCAAGTTCGAGACTAACCAAGGTGAAGAGCGTGAGTATCTTGGTAAGGTTCAAGATATGCGAGAGAAAGCAGGGCCTTACAGTAACCTAGTTATTATGCAGCTTGCAGGCATACCCAAAGAAGCTGCTGTATATAAATCTTTCTATACAGATAGAGTTCTAGAGTTAACATGATAGGGCTTGAGTGTTTAGCAGTTGCGGTTTTCTTTGAGAGCCGCAACGAACCTATCGAAGGACAGTTTGCTGTAGCTGAGGTAGTAATGAACAGGGTCGAGAGTGACAGGTGGCCTAATGGAATTTGTGATGTTGTTTTTCAGTATAAACAATTCTCATTTACTCATGATGGTTTGTCTGATCGTATCGAGGCACACATAAAAAACTCAATCGACTGGAGGGCCGCCATAGTAGCTCGTACAGTGGCCTTAGAAGTTTACAACAGGGGAGACACATCAATCACCTCTACTCACTATCACGCAGCTTCTGTAAGGCCGTACTGGTCAAAGAAATATAACAAAGATGGTAGGGTCGGAGACCACATCTTTTACACTGCACCAAAGGGGGAATAATGCAACCTAAAAACTTACATGCACACGCTCGAATAAAGTATCATCCGACAAGAGTTCAAAACCAGTTGGAGTGTAGGCTATTCGGTAAAACATTTCGCAGTGTTGCAGCGGCTGCTAGATATTGGCAGATATCGCCAAGCTATGCTTATGAGTTGCATCATGATCATAGATATAGAGAAACTAAACCAAGGACAAAGCGATGGACAGAGACATAGAAATTATTTTAGATATGATGGGCGTTCTTCCCCCAGTAGGGGAATTAGAGGAGTTAGCTGAGGAAGTAAAGCTAGACGAGGAAGATGCCCTTCTTGCACTATCAAGGAACCCCTTCGATGAAAATGGGGAGTTATTATTTTAATGAGAGCAGCCATGATAAGACCAGTGCAAAAAATAAGGCCGATGACAAGGGAAGAGAGACAAAGAGCAAAGGAGAAAGAAAAAGCTAACACTGGAAAATGTGTCAGTTGTGGTGCGCCTACTCATAACGAGTGGTGCGATTTTTGTTTGAGGGAAGAGTGATGACAGAGCAGGAAATATTAAAACTTTGTAGGAGTCTTGCTAAGAGATATTCTGACGGTCAAGAGTATCATGACTTAGTTTCAGAGGGCGTTATCAAGTGCCTCGAAGAAGTTAAAAAAGGTAACAGAGACTATAAGAAAATTAAAAGCCATGCTCGAACGGCTATGAACGATTATTACAACCACAAAAGAAAGGTTGTTCATGTTCCAAAATCTAGTAAGGCCCACTCTACAAAATCTGACGATAGAAAGGGTGGTTGGACTTCATTAGCTCTACAAAAAGCATTGTATACCCCCTCAGTGGAAATAAGAGAGGACATGGCGCTCACTGAGTCAACAGAGACCCTTTTGGAAAGAAAACAGTTAATCGATCACATCTTTAAGGTTGCGATAAGTTGTCTCGATCAGGAGGAATGGATAATTATTAGAAAAAGATTTTGGGATGGCCTATCACAAGATAAAGTGGCAGAAGACATAGGTCACAACCAAATGTGGGTATCAAGAAAGGAAAAGTCAGCTATTGAAAAACTTTGTAACAATTTGTGATGTTTGAAACTTTTTATAAAGCCTGTATGTATATACGTTAGTATTATTCATACTTAATTATAATAAACTTAAGTAGGAAACTATGGTAGAAATAACACATCAAGAATGTCCTCACTGTGGTCACAAGGATTGCTACAGTTACAATGAGGAAAAGAATGTTTACTATTGCCACTCGTGCCAAGCGAAGGGCAAACTAAGCTCGGAGAAAATAGTGGAGATAAGAAAACCTGACCCCTCCAGTGGAAATTATGAGGCCATGCGAGGGATAAATCAACAAACTATGAAAGACTACAACGTACTAACTTACGGAGATAAACAAGAATATATTTATCCTTCAGGTGGTGTTAAGGTTCGTTGTATATCTGATAAGAAGTTCTACACCAAAGAAGGCTTTCGAGGTGATGAATTGTTCGGTATGAACCTTTACACTGCAGGCTGCTCTAAGACAGTAACAATAACCGAAGGTGAGCTAGACGCATTGTCTGTCGCTCAAATGCTTAAGAGCCAGTACATCAATCCTGTTGTGTCGCTACCATCAGCGACCCCCTCGAAGAAATTATGGGAGAACTGCTCTGACTGGTTAAACAGTTTTGAACGTATCGTGTTGTCTGTAGATAACGATGATGCAGGCAATGCTGTAGCTGACCGTGTTGCTAGGCTGTTCCCAAACAAGGTGTACCGTGTACCTCACGACAAGTATAAAGATGCGAATGATTTCTTGCAGCGTGACGCAATCCAGGAATTTAAGTCAGCTTGGTTTAAACCACAAAAGCACACACCAGAGAATGTCCTTAACAGTACAGAACAATTCTTAACTTTGTATCACGACACACCAGAACATCAGTATGTACCAACAGGCATACAAGCTTTAGATGACAAGATTTTAGGTTTAATGCAGGGACACTTTACAGTTATAAAGGCTCCGACTGGTATAGGTAAGACAGAGATTATGAGGTATCTAGAATACAACATGTTACAGAGGGACATACCGATTGCAGCTTGGCACTTAGAAGAGACAAAGCTAAGAAGCTTACTAGGTTTAGTTTCCTATCATAGGAATGACAACCTTACCCGAAGGGATCTCATAGAACAAAAACAAGCTGAAGACGATGTTGTAGAGTCTATCTCTGAGTTAACCAAAGATGAAAACTTTTATCAGTTCTATTTACCTGATGGTCAAGGCGCAGATGAACTTTGCGATCAGATACGGTTTTTCAGTCAAGCTTGTGACTGTAAGTTTGTTTTCTTTGAACCTATCCAAGATGTTGTTGTTGGCACATCTGAGGAAAGCAAAGAAGCTATGCTTGCTGATTTATCTATAAGATTGTCGAAACTTGCAGCAGAACTAAATGTAGGGATAGTTACGATTGCACATACAAATGAAAATGGTGACCCTAAGTATTGTAAGATGATAGGACAACGTGCATCCGTTATCATAGACCTGCAGCGTGACAAAGAGTCAGAAGATTATGACGAGCGCAATACAACATACATTAGCGTACAAAAGAACCGACCTTGCAGTGAGGAAGGTAGAGCAGGTAAGATGAAGTTTAACTCAGATAGCTTTACGCTTAAGGAGGTGTTATGACAGTTTTCGACATAGAGACAGATGGCTTAAACAGTACAAAAATTCATGTTGTGTCTTGGTTAGATAACAATGGCAATGTTCAGCATACGCACGACTATGAAGCCATGCGTATTTTCTTTACGGAAGCAAAAGAACTTGTTGGACATAACATCATTAGATTTGATATCCCTGCAGTGGAAAATGTGCTTGGTATAAAAGTTACAGCTAGGTTGATAGATACCCTACCTTTATCTTGGTATGTACATCATCAAAGGAACAGGCATGGCTTAGAGGGCTATGGAGAAGAGTATGGTGTACCTAAACCAAAGATCGATGACTGGCAGAGCTTAACTAAGGAAGAGTATGCACATCGGTGTAACGAAGACGTAAAGATAAACGCTAGGCTATGGAGAGACTTAAACTTTAAGTTAGATAAGCTTTACTCTAACCCTGAAGAGAAAAAGAGGTTAATCGATTACCTTACGTTTAAGCTAGAGTGTGCTGCAGAGCAGGAGGCCCTCCAGTGGAAATTAGACGTACCAAAAGCCAGTAAGTTTCTGTCTGAATGGGAAGATCTAAAGGAGCAAAAGACAATAGCTCTAGCTAAAGCTATGCCACCTAGGATTTTGACCGCACTTAGGACAAGACCTAAAGTCATGTACAAGAGGGATAAGAGTTTATCCAGTCATGGAGAGCGTTGGATAGAGCTTTGTAAGCAGCACAAGATGCCAGAAAGTGTACAGTCTCTGACTGTTAAAGTAGGAGAGGAACAGGGTAACCCTAACTCTAACGATCAAGTGAAAGACTGGCTGTATAGTTTAGGTTGGAAGCCTCGTACCTATAAATTCAAACGTGAGGACGATGGTAATGAAAGAAAGATAGAACAAATAAGAAAGGACGGTGAACTCTGTGCAAGCGTTTTGGAACTATCTGAAAAAGAGTCTAGTATTTCTCTTCTTGACGGTCTGTCTGTACTTACTCATAGAATTGGTATACTCAAGGCAATGTTATCCCACGAAAGAGGTGGTTATGTTCAGGCCACTGTCGCAGGTCTTACAAATACATTACGGTTTAAACACGCCAAACCACTGGTCAATTTACCATCAGTAGACAGGCCCTATGGTGCTGAGATAAGAAGCTGCCTTACTTCACCAGAGGGACACACTCTCTGTGGCGCTGACATGACCTCCTTAGAGGACACAACAAAAAGGCACTACATGAAGCCTTTAGATCCCGACTATGTTGCAGAAATGTCAAAACCTGGATTTGATCCCCATCTTGATTTGGCTAAACATGCAGGGGTTATAACTCAGTCTGATATAGATAAGCACAATAGCGGAGAGAGATCTTTGAAGTCCCTCCGTAAGAATTACAAAGTTGTTAACTACTCCGCAACCTATGGGGTGGGCGCAGCGAAATTAGCGAGAGAAACTGGTATGTCTAAGAGTGATGCACAAAAGCTTTTAGGTGCTTTCTGGTCTCGTAATTGGTCTATAGATAAAGTGGCAAGCACCCTATCGGTAAGGGAAGTCCTTGGTGGCATGTGGGTACAGAACCCAGTTTCTAAATTCTGGTATTCTTTAAGGTCAGATAAGGATAGGTTTAGCACTTTAAATCAAGGAACTGGAGTTTACTGTTTTGATAATTGGGTTGCCATCTGTAGGCACAACGGAATTAAAACGATAGGCCAGTTTCACGATGAGATCATTGCTCTTGTTGAGCAAGGTGAGGAACAAGAAACAAAAAAGAAAATGGAAGGAGCGATATGTAAACTTAATAAAAAGTTGAAATTAAACGTAGATTTAGGGATAGATGCACAGTTTGGAAATAATTATGCAGAAATTCACTAATTGTATGTTTGAAACCCCGAAAAAAGCCTGTATATATACCTACCAACTCTAGAAGGAGATTTCAAAATGGCTAGATACACATTAGATATGGTTCTTGAGTACGCTAAAGTTTTCCCTGAAAATGCAGACATGGGAAACCCCGATGGCCCTCGTGCCGCTCAAGAAATTCATAAGAAGGGTGGACAGTTTGCAGTCAACGCTTACTTTACTGATCAGTCTCAAATTGATAAGTTGTTGTCTGATGGCCTCGACCCGAAACCTATGAATAATGACAGGATACTAGAAGGTAAGCCTGAATATGGGATAGGGAAGTTTATGCGTATGCGTAGACCTTTTACTGACGATATTCGTGAAGACTGGACACACCCTGTTACAAAAGAGCAAGGCTACAACCTAGGTGGACCACCAGTTGTTGTTAACCTGTTAAACGGTGAGAACAAAGGGGCTTGGAAGTTAGGCTCAGATGGTGAACTTGGTAACGGAACAAAAGCTAAGGTTCAGTTTGAGACTTACTCCAATGGAGCAGGCATCAGACTATTAGGCGTAGCTGTTACAGATCTTGTGACCTATCAAAGAGATAACACTATCTCGGACGATGATAAACTGTTTATGGTCGGATAAAATGAAAATCCAGATCATTGCAGAATCAGAATCAAAAGACGATGGTTTTACAGGTAAGACTTCTTTTGAAAGGGAGGATGTTGAAAGTATAAACGATGTCTTGTGGTTGTTCAGCGAATTTCTAAATGGCGTAGGCTATACATACACTAAAGCCGTAGCTGTAGAGAGAGACGATGGAGAGATGGTCTGGAGTGACTTCTAGTGGCATATAGCAAAGTGATTATCGATGGTGATATAGTAGCCTATCGAGCAGCCTTTGCCTCAGAAGATTATCCAGAACAAGAAGCTATAATAAAAACTGATAGTTTAGTATACTACATACTAGAAGCCACAATAGGACCCTTTGCCAGTAAAAAAGATTATGAAGTTTATCTAACTGGCAAGGGGAACTTCAGATATGATATAGCCAAAACAGCGATCTATAAGGGCAATCGAGCAAAGAGAGAAAAGCCAAGATACTTACAGTTAACAAGAGGCCATTTAATAAATAACTATGGTGCTGAAGTTAGCGACAATGAAGAGGCTGACGATCTTATCGGAAAAGCAGTGACCACACATGGACCATCTTGTGTTGTTGCATCAATAGACAAAGACATGCTTCAATTGGCCTGTCATCACTTTAATATAACTAAGGGAACCAAGAAAACAGTATCTGACTTTGAAGGTCTAAAGTATTTCTACTCTCAAATTCTATCGGGGGACAGTGCAGACAACATAATAGGTTTGAATAAGGTTGGACCTATAACTGCAATGAAAATGTTAGATACCTGCAAAACTGAAAAAGAGTTATGGGACGCTTGTCTTAAGGCTTATGAAGGTGATGCAGATAGGGTTATAGAAAACGCAAGGTTACTATGGCTGAGAAGAAAGGATGAAGAAATATGGGAACCCCCAGTTCAAGTAAAGCAAAAGGGAGATTAGGACAACAAGAAGTTAGGGATGCCATACTAAAGCTCTTCTCTAACCTAGAGGCAGATGATGTTAGGTCAACAGCTATGGGTCAAAATGGAGAGGACATACAACTAAGTCCCAAAGCCAGAAAACTGTTACCTCTTTCTATTGAGGTTAAGAGAAGAAAAAATCTGCAAACAGTTTATGACTGGATGGACCAAGCTAGGCAGGGTCAATACGACCCTGTCGTTTTTTTCAGGGGTGACCGTAAAGAATGGCTTGTAATGGTTCCTATGAATGATTATCTAAATCTCATAAAAAAGAGAGGTAAGAGATGACTAACGTAGAATTGTTTAAAATATGGGGCGTTTGCAATGGCCCTTGGGAAGATCAAGACAATAACGTTTGGCTGACTTGTAAAATAGAAGAAGGAGGGGCTGTAATTAAAGATCCTCAAGACATACCCTTCGATACTTTTAACGAAGCTTATGACGTAGTGAGACACTTCCACAAACGTATAGACCCTATAGTTATGTCAGCAGACGTTTCTAACTGGTACGATGCGTAATGGGTAAAAGGAGTAACTATCAGAGGGTCCCTAGAGATTTTTATCCTACACCTATAACCGCTTTAGAGCCTCTAATACCTCACTTACCTTATACCTTCGAGTATATAGAACCTTGTGCAGGTGATGGTAGGTTGATCGATCATTTAACAGAGCTAACTGGTGGGTCTGCTCAATTACTGATAGCCTCTGACATAGACCCTAGAAGAAGCGACATTTATAAAGCAAACGCTTTACAACTAGAGGTTGATCAGTACGACCCTGAAACCTATATTATAACTAATCCACCTTGGGACAGAAGCTTGTTACATGTCATGATAGAAAAATTTATGAGGACTTGTAAGACTTGGTTACTATTTGATGCCGATTGGATGCACACTAAGCAGTCCGCTATACTAATGACATATTGCAAGAAAGTTGTAAGTGTAGGCAGAGTTAAGTGGATAGAAGGAAGTAAGGGTGTAGGAAAGGATAATTGTTGTTGGTACTTGTTTGACATAAAACACAAAGGTCCAACGGAGTTTTACGGAAGGGTTATAGAGGATATAAAATGATAAACGCAGATGACATAAGAGATATGCAAGAAGATCTAGAAAGCTACTCAAATTTTGTAGAAGATCTAATGTTAACAAAAGGTGAGGCCAGATTATATGAGAACACCTTTGGTTTGGTTGGCGAAGCAGGAGAGGTAGCTGAAAAGGTAAAGAAGCTAGTAAGGGACGGAACTCGTTATAGTGACAATGAGATACTCTTAGAGTTAGGCGATGTTTTATTTTATATCACAGCTTTAGCTAACCTCCACAATGGGGATTTAAGGAAGGTTTTAGATCTTAACATGCTAAAGCTAAACGACAGAAAACAAAGAGGGAAGTTACAAGGGTCAGGAGATAATCGATGAGCAATTTATTACCAACAGACTACCAGTCTTTCATTCATACATCACGCTATGCTCGTTGGTTAGAGGACAAGCAACGTAGAGAAACGTGGACAGAAACTGTAGAAAGATATATGAACAATGTTGTAAAGCCTGTCTTGGGCGATGATACATATGTTAAACAGATAGAAGATGCCATACTAAACTTAGAGGTTATGCCAAGCATGAGAGCCTTAATGACTGCAGGTGAGGCTTTAGACAGAGACAACACTGCAGGTTATAACTGTTCCTACCTACCAGTAGATGACCCTAAGTCTTTTGACGAGGCTATGTTTATCTTGTTGTGTGGTACAGGTGTAGGGTTTAGTGTTGAGCGTCAGTTTATACAGCAGCTACCTGAAGTTCCTGAATTGTTCGACAGTGAAACAACAGTTATTGTTAAGGATAGTAAAGAGGGTTGGGCTAAGGCTTTCAGACAGGTCTTAGCTTTACTGTGGGCAGGTGAGATACCAAAGTGGGATACCTCTCGTGTACGCCCTGCAGGTTCGAGGTTAAAGGTCTTTGGAGGTAGAGCTAGTGGTCCTGCACCCCTAGTTAAGCTATTTGAGTTTGCTATTACTACATTTAAAGGCGCACAAGGTCGCAGACTATCTTCTATAGAGTGTCACGATTTAATGTGTAAAGTTGGTGAGATTGTCGTTGTTGGTGGCGTTAGACGTTCAGCAATGATTAGCTTATCTAACCTGTCAGATGATCGAATGAGACACGCTAAGTCAGGACAGTGGTGGGATGAACCAGATAAAAACATCTATAGGCAAGGTTACAGATCTATGGCTAACAACTCTGTTGCCTATTCAGAGAAGCCCGACAGTTTATCTTTCCTGCGTGAATGGATGGCACTTGTTGAATCAGGTAGTGGAGAAAGGGGAATATTTAATCGTGAAGCATCTAAGAAACAAGCTAAGAAGTATGGCAGGCGTGACCCTGAACACGAGTTCGGAACTAATCCCTGCAGCGAAATTATACTTAGGCCGTATCAGTTCTGTAACCTTACGGAGGTTGTGGTCAGAGCTACAGACAATGTGGATGATTTACAAAGGAAAGTTAGACTTGCTACAGTACTTGGAACTGTACAGTCTACATACATCAAGTTCCCTTACCTGCGAAAGGTGTGGCAACGAAATACAGAAGAAGAGCGATTGCTCGGTGTGTCTCTCACAGGGATAATGGACAACCCTCTTCTGACAACACAGAATAAAGGATTGGATAAGACTCTTGACACTTTACGAGAAACTGCTGTTCGTACTAATTCTGAGCTTGCTGATACCCTTGGCATACCACAAAGTACATCTATCACCTGCGTCAAACCCAGTGGAACCGTTAGTCAACTCGTTGACAGTGCCTCTGGTATCCACGCAAGATATAGCAGACACTACATCAGAACCGTTAGAGGAGACAACAAAGACCCCTTAACACAATTCATGAAAGACCAAGGCATACCTAATCAACCTTGTGTACAGAAACCAGATCAAACGACTGTGTTTAGCTTTCCTATTAAATCTCCTGCAGGGTCTATAACAACAAGTGATATGTCCGCAATCGAGCAGTTAGAAACATGGCTACTCTTTCAAAGACATTGGTGTGAACATAAGCCAAGTGTTACCATTAACGTCAGAAAAGAGGAGTGGTTTGAAGTAGGCTCTTTTGTTTATAAACACTTTGATGAAATGAGCGGTGTGTCTTTTCTGCCCTTCGAGGAGCATGTGTATGAGCAAGCTCCTTATCAAGAAATATCTAAACATGACTATAAAACTCTATCCTCTGTTATGCCAGAAAAAATTAACTGGAGCCTATTAACAGATTATGAGAAGGAAGACACTACAAATTCAAGTCAGAGCTTTGCTTGCTCTGGTGATGTGTGTGAAGTCGTAGACATAGGAGCCTAGAATGAACGTATATACCCGACCCTTTAGAAAAGAAGTCTACGACAAAGTAGACACACCCTCTAAGCAAGCTGTTATAAAATACCTTACTAACACAGGACACTGTATCGTTAGCTCTGAGGAAAATTATTTCGCAGATGTTGTATCTCAGAAAAATGACATTACATACTTCCATGAAGCAGAACGTAAGGCCCAGTGGAAATATGACTGGCCTGTTCATTGGAAAGAGGTTAGGATACCTGCTAGAAAAATGAGGCTTATAAAGAAATATGAAGATAGCCTCGACTATCTGTTCTTTTATGTTCTTAACAAGACTTACGACAGAGCTTGGAAGATAAAGGCAACACAGATGACTGAGGACACAATAAGAGAAGCTTCGGGACCTCGATACAGGATACCAGAACATGAAACCTTTTATCATATACCTTTTGTTGATTGTGAACTAGTGGAGATAAAATGATAGACAAAGATGTTGTAAATAAGCCACCTCATTACGGAAACGGAGAGATAGAGTGTATAGATTACATGAAGGACAACATGGACACTGTTATGTTCATGGGTTACCTTGAGGGTAACTGTAAGAAGTACCTACATAGGTTCAGGTACAAAGGTAAGCCAGTGCAAGATCTAGAGAAGGCTAGATGGTATCTGGATAGATTAATCAGTGAAATGAAGGGTGAACCTGAGTTGCCCCTCTAGAAAGGTAGATATGATTAGCGCTATAATACTAGCCTGTAATGTGGCAAACACTGAGTGTAGAACTTTTGGAACTGCAAGAGTTATGTCATCAGAACAAGAGTGTAATATTTCTTTAAGGGATGGTATATATCAAGTAGAAAGCCAAGGTTGGATAGTAAGAGACTACGCCTGTTATGAATGGGAAGAAAGAGTTTAAACGAAAAAAGGCCCCGAAAGGGGCCTCTTCTTTTTCATAGCTTGTTGTTTATCCTAGTTGGAAGTGTGGAGCATCAATAAAAGGTCTCCTTCCCTGTGACCTTCTTAGGTCAACGTAAGAGTTCATTGCTTCTTCAGCAGACTTACCGTTTTCCCACCATGATGCCAAATCATCTATGTGCCAAGCAGCACCCCATTTAAGGTTCCTTATCCCTAACTCTGACGCAGCTTGTGCCATACCATCAGCTATTTCATCATATAGGTTTAATTCCCACCTACCACCAGAGCCTGCCACCCATGCCATAAGATCAACAGCCATACCTTCTAAGTGCTTACTCTTCATGGTCTGACTGGCTCCCTTCGCCACTAAAGCCTCCTGCTCTTGCTTGGTTCTCATGCCACATATGACTGAGAAATCCTGCTTGCTGAGGGAAATAGCCGTAGATACGATTTGCACCATATCTTCGTTTACACCCTCTAGTTTTTCTTTACTTTTAGTACCTAATTTAAAAGACATATCATTTTTTCCTCTGAAAGATTGAAGTGAATATGTTGACGAACCACCTCCCCATTGCGTCTGGTGTGGGCAGTAACCAACCAAGGATGAGCAATAGCATGACCCAAACTGGTATGTTTGTGTTCGAAATCTTAACCTCTTCGATGCTTTCGGCCTCGACTTCTTTCTTTGACGTAATGATATCCCTCCCTGCATCCTGCCTGTTTTGTTGTCCAACAGCTTGTTGTGTATTTTCTTTTCCTGCCAAGACATTTGCATTTACAGTGGGGCCTCCTTTACTGCTTAACGGATTTAAAACTGAGGTTAGGCCACAGCTACTTAACGTTAACGTTAGTAGAGCTACGATTATTACCCGATGACCCATTAACATATATCCCATAAAAACCTGCCCCTGCACCTACAATTACACTCACGAATCCTGCCTGAGCGTTTGAGGGGTCTGATAAATTCATAAACCAAGTTGTAGTCTGATAGAAGGCGATACCATAAAGTGTGAGTATCATTCTAGGCCATATACGCCACTTATCTAACCATTCTGGTGTTATTCCCATTACATACTATCCTTCTTTGTAAAGCTTAGTGTGTTCTCTATAATAGCAACTCTCTGCTGCAATTCCATAATAGAAACCATGTGTTTTGCTTGATTGTTAGCCTCCTCCCATAGCAATTCCTGGTCCTCCCAGACCTCTTCTAGCTCTTCGATTACAGCATCTGCAAGCTCTTCTATGTTATTAGAGTTTTGCTCAACATCTCTTTTTAGATTTACTTGATCTTCTACGGCAACTCTATCTGCAAACTCCTGCACAGAAGTCTGTAAAGATTTTATTGTATTAGCCTGATCACTTATCCACCACACTGCTGCTGCTAACTGCGCTGCCATAGCTAACACAAGTGCCAGAGGAAGTTTCATATTTTCCATTACCATCTCCTTGGGTCAATGACCCCAAAAAATACTAAAGCTGCAAAACCAAAACCTAGTATTATTAAACCAAGAAACGCAGCTACAGCTATTGTTTCAACGTTTTCTCTTTGTCTTTCCGCTTCCAATTTTGCTAACCTTTCTTGTTCTTTTCTTTCTTCTAATACTTGCCTTCTGACAACAAGGAGAGACTGCCAAGAGTCCCAACCTTTTGTATTACACACCCACTCTCTTAGCTGCTCTTCAGCTAATTTTGCGTTCTCTTTTTCTGCCCATGTTGCTAATGCTTCTTCGTTTGCAGATGCAAAGGGACTTTCTTTTTTCTTCTGATGTTTCTTCTTAGCTCCATCAACACTGTCAAAGAACGCACCTATTTCCTTGCTTAGGGAATGAACGGACTTGCCTGCGGCTAATCCCATTTTCAGTGTTCCAAGAATTGTCAGAGGGTCCATTCATCTCTCCATTAACCTATCTAGTTTGTTGTCGAGCGCCTCTAATCTATTAATTATTCTTTCCATGTCAGCATTAGATTCTGCCTTGGTAACGTATTCTTTTGCTAGTTCTTCACGAGTTCTGTTTAATAATATATTTAACCTACCCACTTCAACAGAATTACTTCTGATGACCCAAAGCATCAAACCTATAGCCCCTGTTAAAATGCTTTGCCATAAGTATTCCATTAATCTTTTCCCTTGTGCCAGAACAACCTTCGATACTTGTCAAACATAACCGAAGATAGTTTTGCGTTTATCTTAGCTTCTACAAAGGGGTCTGTAAAACCCATTTGCAATTTTAGTTGTTTACGTTTGAAGGGTATAACTTGAACTAAGGGCGTTCCTTTAGGTATTATCCACTCTCCTGTAGTAGAGCCAGTCCATATATAAGGAAAGTTAACTTTTGTCTTGTATGTATCTGTATCCACAACACCTTCTAAAAGATGTATATCATTAGACCAGTTATTAGCAGGGTTCTTAAAGTATACAGACCAACCTTTTTTAGTCTCTATTGTCCAAGGATTATGAAACTTCATTAGAACTTTGCCCAGAGTAAACCTCTTTAGGTCGCAAAGCTCACCCATTTGTTGCCAACTATGATTACTTAAGTCACCACCGCCATGAGGATCAAATTGATCAGGAAACTTACACCAGATATAAGGTTCGTCAGTCTTTTTTACTCTGGCTATTGTAACACCGCTACTGTGTTCCATACCAACAGCGTCTTCTGGTGACTCACTCATTTGTTTTACAACATCTATGACCTTATCATCATTGTCGTAAAGAACATAGGCATCATGAATTTTTACATGTAGGTCAGCCCACAGGGGAATTATGTATCCTTGAGACATTGCATCTAGAACTGGAATACATCTTTTTACAGTTCCTACACTAGATTTGTCAGACCCTTCCACATCCCTGCTTAGTTTCTTAAACCATTCAGGCAGTATCTTAGATGCCGCTACAGGGTGTGGTATTGCATCTATTAGGTCTTCTCTACACCTAAATACTATGTCGGGGTTGTTATTCTCTGAACGTAAAAATGTCCGTAACATCTGTTGTTGGCTCCGTGGTTGTTGTCGGGTAATCTAACCATTCTTGTCTCCAAGCTGCTAGCCTTGTCTGTTGGTCAGAAGTAAGGGCGTTGTACCACACTGGGTTCATATTATCTATAGTACCAAAGAATATTTCATCTCTTTTTTGTCTCATTTTGTCTACAGTTAGCTGTTGCACAAAACTTGAAGTGTCAGGGTTATACACATACTCATCTAAAGCGTATTCGTTTTCGCTCTGAACAATGAAAGTAGCTTGCTCGAAGAAACTCTCAGAGTTATTAACAGCGATATTTCCGTCCGAACTGGAGTATAAAATTCTGTTGCTACTAACTTCTATTACATAATGAATCATATTAATAACCTAACCTGCCCATGTCCAACCAATAAATCCCCCATTACCATTAGTTGTTATATTTCCATTAGGCCCTAAGTAACCATGAGCATAGCTATCAATCACTGGGATTGTATTACCAGAGGTCCTTGAGTGAGAGAGACTGAATGTACTTTGATTTGTACCGTCAAAAGTTGTACTAGATCCAATACTAGATGCAGCATTGTTATTTTGGTTATGACCAGTAAAGTGTATCCAAGTGTCAGCATTGTTTGCGGTATATGCAGTACTGGTGTTTCCTGACGCTCTAAATCTTCCAGTAAACCAAATTCCATTTCCCCCTGCAGTTAAATGTGTACCTGCTCCACTGTTTGCAACATTTGTAGGAGTATTATGTGCAAACAGGGTAGGAGATAGTTGAGCTAAACTCGTAGCGTTGTACCCATCTAAAACACCAGAAACCTCAACTCTCCCTGCAGCACCTGCACCACCTGCATTAGACCTTCGTGTAGAGTTAGAGTTCGCATAAGCACCGCCATTACCGCCTGCACCTATGTTATTAACTTGAAGAGTACCGTTACTGTTGGCATTAGTTAAGTCTATAGTTACAGTTACAAGTTGAGCAGCCGCACCACCAGAACCACCATTACCAGTTAAGTTGTCACTTTGCCATCCAGAACCACCTCCGCCACCTGCGCCTCTGCTTGTAGCTGTGCCTCCAGGAAAGTTGTGACCTGAGTTATAAGATCCACCGTTAGACCCTGCTCCGCCTACACCGTAAACACTAGTTCCTCCTGTTTCACCTGCTCTAAGGTTAGAGTTACCATCGTTGGCGCTTGCATTAGTGTTAAAACCTTTTGCGCCACCCGAACCACCTGTGGCATTAAAGTTTCTCGTTCCATTGTAACCAGAAGCACCGTTTATTGTAATACTAGTAGTACCACCTGCATTACCATCAGTAGGAAGGTTAGCACTGTTTGCATTATTGCTATCACCAGTATCTCCACCGCCACCGCCTCCGCCACCACCAATCAGAGTGATAGTGTGAACTTGTCCTGCAGCAAGCGAAGCTGCACTATTAGAAGCACTGTTTATTACAGTATCAGACCCAGTGCCTGAACCCCTCCGGTAGAAAATAGGTTCGTATATTCTTAGTCCTTGTACATCATCGTGAATAACGCCTTGAACAGTACCCGAATTTAATTGAGGGTGGCTAGCAGTAGTTAAGCTAGTGTGAGATAATTGAAAACCATCGGCTGTGTTTCCGCTAGTAGAAGTTCTACCCACAAAAAATCCGTCTGTACCGAAGTCAGAAGTACCTGTTCTACCGCCAACAAACCCTGCGGTAGGGCCAGTAAGACCTAGAGTTTCGTCAATATCTATAGAGTCTGCTTTGATAGAGTCAGTTGTAATATTACCACCATCAATATTTGTAATGGTAGAACCCCCAACAGCAAAATCACCGCCTGTAAAAGTAACTAGACCTGAAAAGTTAATACCTTGACTAGGGGTTGCTCCTGTGGCTGTAGTAGTGCTGTAAGGAGGGGTTGTATCAATAAAGACTATATAGGAAGACCAGACAAGTTGATCGCTAGTAGCAACCTGAGTGGGAGCAGTTCTGCTCCAACCAGAAGTAATATTACTAATATTACCAGTTGACCAAGTTATAGTTGCACTAGGAGCGCTAGGTTGACTAGAGCTAAGGTAATAAAGAGTTACCTCTGCAAACCTTGGGGCATCAGAACCATTTGTGCCGTTTGTACCTGCTGCTCCTGTAGCTCCTGTGGCTCCTGCAGGGTTAACTACCCAAGGTTCACTGACACTGCTAGTCCAAGAAGAAGCTCCGTTAGCCTTAAATATGGTCATCTCTGCTACATAGATGGACTGACCTAAAGAAGGAGTGCTTGCACTAACAGCCCAACTACCTGTAGATTGAGCAGTACCAGAAGAGGTATTAAACCCATTATTATAACTAGGAGCAGAGGGCGTATTGGTAGCATTTTGATATAACCTTATTATTTTCTTATCATCAGCACTAAAGGATACTAAGACAACATTCCAACTAGAGCTTTCTGCTGACCAGTTTCCAGTGCCTTGTTCTTGTACTAGCACAAGCTCTGCAGACCAGAGGTATCTGTTTGGAGTACCGCTACTTGTAGTTACCCAACTACCCGTGTTAGTTGCATCCCCAGTATTATTAGCAAAACCTTGGTTTGTAGCAGGGGCAGACGGTGCGCTATTACTACTTGTGTACTGATATAGCTTTACAGTCTTATAGTTACTAGCAGCTTCACTTATTAAACTTATATTCCAGTTAGAACTGTCTGCTTCCCATGTAGAGCTTCCATCAACTTGCTTTATAAAAAACTCAGCTACATAGAGTTTTTCCCCTGTGGCTATAGTACTTATGGTTGGCGTCCAACCGTTATTTGAAGTAGGTTCACCTGTGGATGTGTCAAAAGCGGTGTTTGAAGGAGCAGAGGGCTGACTGGTTGCGCTCTGGTACATTCTTATTTGTTTATAGTTTGTACCTGTAACTCCATCATCACCTTTTAGGTGGTAGTTTAAGGTAAACTCTACATTAGTTCCATCTGAGGCACTGGGCAATGCAGTGGTCACACCTGTCTTATGGGCTATACCTATAGCATAAATTCTTGTAGCTCCGTCCACATAAGGTAGGCTTACTTGATCTACATCATAAACTGTGAGATTACCGTTTTCGTCTTTTAGCTGTATCTCAGATCCTACAGTAAGTCTATCTAACTGTTCGTAAGCTGATGTAGTATTTAATGCATTACTATCTTCATCTGGTGTTTTAATAACCAAGATCTCTGAGTTAGTAGCTGTAGCAGAGCTTGAGCTAATAGTTCCAGTGCTGCTTAGTACACTCGTAGAGGAATTAAAACTAAAATCATTAGACCCTGTTATAGTGGCAAACATGTAACTTCCGTCAGTTCCCCCAACAGTGCTGCTGAGAGTAAAAGAAGTCCCATCTGTTATTGTAGCCCTATCATCGTAGTACAACACCCTAACAAACTGTGGACCATCTAAGCTGATGTCAGAAGTAGTAATTGCTCCAGAAGCAACTGCGGTACTCTTGTTACCACTATAGTCTACTGCTTCTATCCAGTAGTAATAAGTAGTATTTACCTCTAACCCACCATCTACATACCTATCACCATTAAAGAAAGCTATAGGGTCTGTAGGCTGACTATTGGCAGTACGTCTGTAGATATAATAACCTTGTAGATCGTACAGCGTTGTGGTGTCGGTATTGGTAGTAGGAGCAGTCCAATCGAGAGTTACTTGCTGAAACCCACTAGTAGCTGTTAAGCCAGTTACAGGAGATGGAGAAAGTGTGTCCCCTCCAACAGTATGAGTGGCAGGTGATACATAAGCACTAGTAGCACCAGAGTTAGCAACACCTCTTACCCTAACTTCATACACAGCACCTGTGGCAACAGGACCAAGAAGTATACTCGTTCCATTTACAGTGGAACTAAAGTAAGAAGTCTCGTTTACCTCTCTCCATTGTACCTCGTAATACTGGACTAAGTTGTTTGTTGCAGCAGTCCAACTAACATCTAGCTGAGGGACAAACGTACCGTCTGTTGCAGTGTAGCCAGTGTCAGCAATAATTACGCTACTAGGGTCTAGGTTAGTTACT